AGATATTAGTGTAATCTAGAGCAACACTAGAGGCACCGTGTTGCGATCTGTTAGTAGGTGTTATTTAATATATTAAATTTAACTATCTAACATTTATATTCACACTTAATATCTCCGATAACAAAAGGCCATAGGCCTATCTCACTGATGAGATCTGCAATCATCCCTGTACAAACGAAAGTGACAAGAAATTAGTATTGGTCTGACCAATTTGCTGTACAAGAAAAAAACTTGACAAACACTTGACTTTCTGTTATAATAGTGATATAGACAAACAAAAAGTTAAAGTAATAGTTATGGCTTCTACTAAGTCTGTTAAAAAGAAAGGTGACAAACTAGAGTACAGAGGTGAGACCTTCTCTGGTTACAACAAACCTAAGCGTAATACCTCTGGATCAAGCAAGTTTACTGTACTAGCCAAGAAGGGTGACGAGGTTAAGAAGGTTAATTTCGGCAGCCCTGATATGAGTATTAAGAAAGACCAACCAGATAGAAAGAAATCCTACTGTGCCAGAAGCGGTGGGATCAAGGGCAAGGACGACAAGTTCTCTGCTAATTATTGGTCAAGAAAAAAATGGAACTGTTAGGCTATGGAATCTATCCTGCTAACTCTGGCCCTAGCGACCTGTGCAGAAGACTCAAGGTACTGTACGTTAACAGACAAGGGCACCGAGGTAGTGGTCACGGTCTGTAACCTAGCACCAGAGGATGAGGGCAGGCCCATTACGCTAGAGGGCAGGATTAAGGGCAAAGACTATTTAGTTGTCCTAGAACCTAAATGCCAATCGCTGTAAGTAGGTACTATGCCTGTAAGTAAGTGCAGTAACGGTAAGTACAGGATCGGATCAGGTAAGTGCATGTACACTACCAAGTCTGCAGCAGAAAGAGCACAGAAAGCGTACAAAGCTAAACTGAGTTCCGCAGGAACGAAACAGGGCAAGTAAATATGGCAGCATGGGATGATAGGGGCAAGGCAGAGGCCTCCAAGGAAACCCAGATTCAACCCGGAGAGAGAAAGTCAGCAGGTCGCCCTAAGGGCAGCAAGAACAAAAAGACTTTGATCGAGGCAGCAGTACAGACTTCTCTGGTTAATGAGCTTGAATCTGATGCCATGGAGATTTACCACAAGGCTGCGGAGATGGCTAAAGATGGTGACAAGACCATGATTAAGCTGTTCCTCCAGCGCTTGCTACCAGAGTTAAAAGCAGAGGGTGGCACAGACTCAACGAACTCTGTAGGTGGTATTCAGATTGTAGTTAACCAGACTGGACCTTCTGATGTGTCTGACGCTGTCACTATCAATCAGATAGAACCAGAAGAACAAGAAGACAACGAGGAAGACGAGGATGGCTAAGAAACCAGGACTCTATGCCAATATCCATGCCAAGCGTAAACGCATTAAGGCTGGATCTGATGAGCGCATGAAACGTAAAGGCGAAAAAGGCCGTCCTAGTAAAAAGGATTTTAAACAAGCTGCTAAGACAGCAAAGAAAAAATAAATGGCAGATTACCTCACAAGATCAGATTACAAAATCATGTACCCTGCGGACTATCAAGATGTAGTCTTGCAGAAAATTGCAGAGGGACAAGCAGTATTTGGTTGGGCTGACTTTACGATTGCGTCTGGTGCAGAACTAGACTTTCAGCTAAAGACGAACGGTACACTGACCCACATTTACGGCAGAGAAGTTACTACGAGTTCAGAAGAGTTAAGTTACAGTCTTTACGAAGATCCATCTTTAACTGATGGATCAACAGAAGTAAAGCTAACTCACTTAAACAGAACATTTGCTGGAACTGACATTCCTATTACTGTTTACTCTGACCCAACGAATGTAGACCTTACTTCTGCCAACCAGATTGAGCTTGACGAGGTTTTTACAGCAGATAAAAAGTCAAGCACAATAGGTGCACTAGCAGGATCAGAGCGAGTCCTTGCACCCAACACTGATTACATTTTTCGTTTTAGCAATCCAACTAACTCATCAGCTAGAGTGTTTGCTAAGTTTTTCTTTTACTTCTGGAGTACTAGATACCCCCAGAGAATTTTAGACCGATAGGAGAGTAGAGATGCCTGGATATAAAATGTCAAATAAACCAATGAGCGCAATGAAAGGTGACGGCATGAGCGGTGCCTCAAACGAGCGTATTGCAATGGCCGGTGGTAAGTCACCAGAGGTGCCAAAGGCAGCCAAGCTAGAAAGCCCCAGCAAGAAGCCAATGCAGCAGGCTTGAGGATAGCTTTTGTCTGACGTAGGTCAACAACTAGATTTTAATCTACACCCCCGCCAGTTTGAGGTCTTTAATGACCCGTCCAGATTTAAGGTTGTAGCCGCTGGACGAAGATTTGGTAAATCCTACCTAGCTAGGGTTATGCTCCTCATCGAGGGGCTAAAAGAAAAGAACGAAGCAGGGTATGACCTAAAGAACAGAGCAGTGTACTACATTGCTCCTACGTTTGAACAAGCTAAAAGAATCATGTGGGGCGAGCTAAAGGATATGGGTCGCCCTGTCATTGAGTCCACATTAGAGAACCAAGGTATTATCAGACTAGTTAACGGTCGTGAGATACACTTGAAGGGTGCTGACAGGCCAGACACTTTGCGTGGTGTAGGCTTGTCTTACGTTGTCATGGACGAGTATGCGTTTATGAAACCCGAGGTCTGGGAGTACATCATTCGCCCTACGCTGGCTGACTGCCGTGGCGAAGCCTTGTTTATAGGCACTCCAGAGGGTAAGAACCACTTTTTTGATCTCTATGAAGAGGTCAGAAAGCACAAAAAACTAGCAGAAAAGGAAGACAAGGAGCCAGAGTGGTCTTGTTTTACCTTTTCATCGGCTGAAAACCCGACAATCCCTATCAAAGATGAGATTGAACGGTCTGTAGAGCAGGGAACACCAGCAGAAGTTATACGACAAGAGTATTTTGCGTCCTTTCAGGCTTCTGGTGGCAAGATTTTCAAGGAAGATAGCATTAAATACCTCCCTGAAGAGCCGGGTGAGGGCATGTACTACATTGCAGTGGACCCAGCAGGCTATGAAGAAGTCAGTAAAAAGGGCGCAAGAGAGGACAGACTCGACGAAATGGCAATCGCCATCGTCAAAGTCGGGAATTTCGGATGGTACGTTGCTGAAATTCGCACTGGCAGGTGGAATGTTCGGGAAGCAAGTGTACAAATCCTAAAAGCAGCCAAGGATTACCAAGCTCTGACAGTAGGAATTGAGCGTGGTGCGTTAAAAAACGCTGTCATGCCTTATTTGTCAGACCAAATGCGCCGATTAGGCGTTTTTCCGCATGTAATTGACGTTACACACGGCGGTAAAAAGAAAACAGAACGCATTGCTTGGGCATTGCAAGGTCGTATGGAGCACGGAAGACTGTTTTTGCCTGAAGATACTATGGATTGTGAAGATCCTAGATGGACTAAGAAGTTTATCAATCAGGCACTAGACTTTCCTAACCCCCTTACCCATGACGATATGCTTGATGCCCTAGCTTATATAGACCAAGTAGCAACTACATCTTACATCGACGACGATGATTTCCAAGATGAGTGGCTCCCTATGGATGACGTGGCAGGATACTAGATATGGCGGTAAATCCTATTGTAGAAGCAGAAGACGGGCCAGAAGGCGAGGAATACGCCAGAGATGGCGATGGTCGTTTGCTTGGTTACTGCTTGCAGCGCGTCACTGAAGGTGAGCGTTACCGTGATCAGAACTACAATGAGAAGTGGGAAGAGTATTACAGGCTGTGGAGAGGTATCTGGGCGTCTGAGGACAAGCAGAGACAATCTGAGCGGTCTAAACTTATTTCCCCAGCCCTACAGTCAGCAGTTGAGTCTACGGTTGCTGAGTACGAAGAAGCGGTCTTTGGCCGTAAGCAGTGGTTTGACCTTGTAGACGATTATGAAGACCGTCTTGCAGGACAAGACAAAGACTTGCAGATGCTACGCTCTTTCCTCATGGATCGGTTTGAGGAAGCTGACGTGCCCTCTGCAATGTCAGAGATTTTTCTTAACGCTGCTCTGTACGGCACAGGCATTGGCAAGGTAATTACAGAGACAATTAACAACAAAGAAGTTGAGCGCAGCGTAGACCAGCAGGTACTACAGCAGATCCAGGGTGCTGCACAGCAAGGACAGATTGGACAGGAACAGGCGCAGCAGCTTGCACAGCAGGCAGTTAGCTATGATGTTGTTGACAAGGATAGGTTTCTAGTAAAAGTTGAGGCAGTGTCCCCTTTTGACTTTGTTATTGATCCGGCAGCTAGAAACATCGAAGAAGCTGAGTTCTGTGCTCACGTTACTTACAAGCCACTACATCAGATTATTGAAAAGCAGATGGAAGGCATCTACAACGCAGTAGATGTTGGCGTAGTTACTACAGAAGATCGAACCACCGGCGATGAGTTTGATGACACAGACGCAGTTAAACTCACTGAGTATTACGGTCTTGTGCCAGAGAGTCTTCTAGACGTTGATCTAGATGAAGGCGAAGAGCTAGTCGATCTAAACGTAGACAGAGTCAAGAATGATGATGAGCAAGAGAACGTAGCTTTTGATCTGTACGGTGAAAACCTAGTAGAAGCTATTGTCACTATTGCCAATGACTCAGCCATTCTTCGGGCTATCCCTAATCCATTCTGGAACCAAGATCGTCCACTAATTGCTTATCAGCACGACACGGTGCCTAACAACTTCTGGGGCCGTGGTGTTTGCGAAAAGGGCTATAACGCACAGAAGGCCCTAGACGCAGAGCTTCGTGCGCGCATGGACGGTTTGGCGCTTACTGTGCATCCTATGATGGGTGTAGACGTAACACGTATGCCTCGCGCCAGCAGCTTTACTGTTAGCCCGGGCAAATCTGTGCCCACAAACGGTAATCCTCGTGAGATTCTCAGCCCGTTTAACTTTGGGCAGGTTGACCCAGCGATTTTCCAGAGCACAGGCGATTTAGAGCGCATGGTAGGTGTTGCTACGGGAACTAATGACCCATCAGCACCGCTTAACATCTCCCCGACTAACAGCACGGCGTCAGGCATGAGCATGGCGCTGTCATCAGCCATTAAGCGTTCCAAGCGCACACTGGCTAATATTGAAAGAAGTATTATTAAGCCTTTCCTCTACAAAGCTACATGGCGTTTCATGCAGTACGATGAGGAAAACTTTCCAGTGCGTGACATTAACTTTGTCACTCACTCATCACTAGGCATCACGGCTAGGGAGCTGGAGCAGCAGCAGCTAATCCAGTTGCTACAGACTGTACCACCAGAGTCCCCAGCCTTTATGGTAATGCTCAAGGCCATTTACGATAACTCTAGCCTTAGCAATAAGGAAGAGCTTGTAACTGTAATTGAGCAGATGATGCAACCTGACCCACAAGCCCAGCAGTTGCAGCAGATGCAACAGCAGCTTGCAATGGAGAAAGAGCAAGTTGAGATTGAAGAGCGTAGAAGCCGCACTGCGGAAAACTATGCTGATGTTCTCAAGACGCAGGCTGACATTGAACTTGGTCAGGACAAGCTAGATACAG